TAATCTTGATGCTCGGTACCACGCCCTCATGGCGCCTTTTTCACGGGCTATTACTGCCGTTTTGCACCAATGTTTCGACGGTACCCCTAGCACCCTTTTTGGTGTGAGGGTCCGTCTTCATTTTGCGGCAGGTTATAGTCCCGTGCAATTGGACGCCTTGGGTGAGGATCTTATGTCCGGTGATTTTGTAGTCGCTGTGTCTGGCGATGACTCTGTTGTCGCCGATACCAGCGGCGGTGGACTGGCCTGGATCGGCGAAGCCGATCAGAGCCAGTTTGACCATACACAGGACAATGGGCCTCAAATAGCAGCAGGTATTTGGATGCGTGAGCTTGGTGTTCCAGATTGGTTTATCGATATGGTATACGAGTGTTGTTCCCGTGGTTATACCGTCCATGGGAAAAACATGTTTGTTCGAGGTAAAGCAGGGGTACAGATGCCTACCGGTATCACGATGACAACTGTGCTCAATAGTATGAGTACGTTTCATATGTATGCCCTTGCCCTCCGTGACAAAATCTCTGTTTCTGAAGCAGGGAGCCGTCTTGGCCTTAAGGTTAAGTTCCAAGGACATGATTCTTCGTTTGGAGCCACTTTTTTAAAAGGATGGTGGTGTTTGCAAGGGAGTCGGTTGCGATGGCTTCCCTTGCCTTCAGCTTGTGTTAAATTAGGTAAGTTGATGCGGCCCGCGAGTACCTTCGTTAAGAACGGGGGAAAGCGGCAGGCTTTGTCTATAGTAGCAAATGCCTTGTCCCGATCGTATGGCGACGTGCCTAGGAATTATCCCGTTTTGGGGGAATTTCTGTTTACTTTGCGTCGCCTGGGAGTCGTTGGCGCAACGCGCGGAGACTTGCTGGAGTCTTGGAAACCGTTGTTGGATATAACGGCGGTTAACCGGCATGAAGTGCTTGGAGCCATTCACGCGAGATATGGCTTAGAAGAGGCGGACATAGTCCGTGCTGAATATCTTCTACAACAAGTAGCTTCGCTTCCTAGTTTGGTGATGGACCCTGTGTTCGTCATCTTCTCGGAAGTTGACTACTGAGGAAATGAAGGACAAGAGATGGCCCCCTAAGAAGGTCTTCTTTTGTCCTCCGTATACCCTTTTCCTCAGTAGTCCACGGGCAACGGAGGTGACATCTCCGGGGTTTAACGCACCCCCCTGTAAAGCCAGTACTCGGGACGTCAAATTTATTTTGATTGTCGACACATGGTTTCAAAAAGAGCCAAGAAGAATAAGAAGAAGAATGTGCAGACGATTGAGCGCGTTCTTGGACAAGGCGGATACTATTCTGACACGTTGCTACCAATGCTCAAGAAAGCTTTCCCTCCTGGTTCTTTCGCTAAAGGACTGGGCGGCGCGGGTGCTGCCATCGGTAATTTCGGTGGTAACGCCCTTATGCCAGGCGCTGGTACGATTGGTTCGTCGTTAGGTCGTAAACTAGGAAGTTCGTTTGGAAATACGGTCTCGAAATTAGTCGGTTTTGGGGACTATGAGGTGGAAAACAACACCCTCTCCCGTTTGGGAGGTGTTATCCCCCCTGGTCAGCCCATTCCGACGTTTGGGGTC